TATTGGCGCAGTGCTTCGGGTAATTTGCTGCGTATGCGTAAGATGTTAAAAAAGTATAAACGGCAAATAAAAAATAATTGGGGGATGAGTGAATATCACAAGTGCGGATTGAGTGATCCAATACCAGTGTCTTTAATGACACCACAATACCACAAAACGTATGGTTCACTTATGTTGCCTTTAGATGGATTTTTGGGTAAAGAGAAGTTTCAGAAGTTCCGCGAGATAAACGAAAAGCACGGTGTAAAGTTTATGGGCGGGATAAACCAAGTCAAGCGTAACGATTTGGACGAGTTTGATTTTGGGGAGTATCGAAAAGACTTAGGTACGTTGGGTATTATGGTAAAGGACCCCGTAGGTACGCCACCAAAACCACGGGATAAGAGCGTGGACAAAAATGGAGATGACCAACTAGCAGGGTTGTCTACACAAGAAATCATTGAAGGGATAAAAACACGACAAATTCGTGATACGGTAGTGGCTTACCATGATAGGGAAAAAGATGTATTCAAGTTCTATGCACCTTATTCCGAAAAGATACGTGATTTATTTTCAAACCAAACCGGGCAACTATCGGGTATTACAGAATGGGATGGTGCGGACAAAGCGCGTATTACCAATTCGTTGGAGTTGACCGAGGAAGCGTTAGAAAAATTAAAAGTACGTCATCCAGACTGGGCTATAGTGACGGACGGGGTAAAAGAAGCGCGGATAAAACGAGATCAAGAATTAGCAGAACTACAAAAACCTATTCCCGAAGTGCAAGAAAAAATAGATCCCAAGTTTAAGTTGTTCGATTATCAAAATGAGATGGTGCGTTTTCTGGATAAGACTGACGGTAACGCGCTAGTGGGCGACGAGATGGGTTTAGGTAAAACACTGCAAACGCTTGCATGGGCAGCAAAAGAGAACAAGAAGGTTTTGGTCGTTTGTCCGAAGGTGGTTAGACGCACTTGGCTACAAGAAGCACACAAGTTCTTTCCAGATCATTTCAAGGGACAAGAGTTGATAGCGGCGGATTTACGCAAAAAGAATAAAACAATTGATTTGAGTGATGTGAACATTGCTACGGTTAATTATGAATCGTTAGGTAAATTCGAACAGCATATTAAAGAAGCGGGTTTTGACACCATTGTTATCGATGAATCGCATCGTATGAAAAATCCGAAGGCAAAACAAACGCAGAATATTTTCAAAGTAGGTAACCATTTAGATCATAAAATTTTATTGTCAGGTACTGCTGTTAAAAACAAACGAGAAGATTTACGCACGCAATTGGAAATGGTTACATCCAAGCAGAAAGCTAGTCAGATTTTATCTGGATACCATGGGCAAGTCTGGCATAAAATGGCTGAAGTATACTTGGCAAGACAAAAGCGAAATGTATTAAAAGATTTGCCGGATAAAACCACGACTATTAGTGAACAGGAAATACCTAATCTTCCTGATATGGGAGCATCGATGGAGATAGGGGAAATTGCCGGGTTACGTGCGGATATAGCACGTGGTAAAGTTTCTGCGACGAAGGAAGTAGTAAATGAAATTTTAAACTCTTCGGATTCTAGAGTGATCGTATTTTCGGAATCTGTAGAGGCGGCAAAAGAAATCGCAAAAGAGTTTGGGCCAAAAGCACTATTGCATCACGGAACGATGTCCGATGACGCACGGGAAAAAGTAAAAGAGGAGTGGCAGCGTACGGATGAGTACGGGGAGTTTAACACGGATAAAAAAGTGTTTGTGACTACGCGGCAATCAATGGCGGTAGGCGCGACGTTAACCGCTGCGGATAAGGTAGTGTTTAACGACTTGCCCTGGACGGCGGCGGATATTCGACAAGCAGAAGACCGGGCGCATCGAGTAGGACAAAAGAACAACGTCAATGTGTATTGGGTGACGGCCGAAGGAAATGCTTTTGACCAGAACGTGACTGACATCATTAAACGCAAGTACGAGTTGAATTCAAAAATTAACCAGGGATTGCAGTTGACTCCAGAGGAAAGAAATTGGATGAGCAAGCCGTTAACGGCTACGGAGTTGCTAAACCAAATTCGAGGGATACAAGTTGGTCCTACGGAGGAAACGAGTTCAGCGGAGGACGAAGATATGGGGGATGCGGGGGTATCGCGTGAGACAACCCCTCCCACGGCAGCCGATACCCCCGCGACACCCCCGCCACCGGCTCCAGAAGAGCCCAAGGAGCCCGTGAAGCCGAAACCCGAACCGAAACCCGAACCAAAGCCGAAGCCCGTACCGGAACCCCCCACAAAGCCCGTGAAGCCGAAACGAACCCAATCAACCATGGGCGGCGAACAGTTGGGGTTATTTGGGGGTACTTCTCAGCAAAAGGAGAAGCCGGAGGAGAAGCCCAAACCAAAACCGGCACCGAAGCCCGCGCCGAAGGATACAAAGTTGGATGCGAAGTGGGGGGCGCTCGACAAGGCACCACAAGGGCTAGTACGCAACATGGCCAACCTACCCCGAGACATTCGGAACCACTTGAACAATTCGTACAGCCGGGTGGACAAAGAGTGGACGCACGCGATAATCCCGGGAATCGCGTACAAAGCAGAGCATAGGGGCAAAACCGTAATAATTACAGCAAACAGGGGAACTACAGGAAAGCCTGTTTATCGGCTATGGTCGAAAGGAAAGTTTATGGAAGCTTCGCCTTTTGCCGTGGATAAAGGGTGGAAACTGGACGAAGATAAAGCTTTGTCTAGAATCACCAAGAAAGCGCGGGGGATGCTCAAGAAGAGCTTTTTCATAATGGTGAATGATGCGTTGTCCGAAGTGTAACAACCACCTTCTCCAGAAGTCGGGGAAGCGTACGCGATTGAGGGTGAAAGGACCCCTGTTATTCGAGAACGGGGAATGTCAAACACAGTGCTACTGGTGTAAGGCGTGGGTGACTGTGCCGGTAGAGTTGTCCGAGGGTACCCAAGTACAGAACGAGACGTTTTTGCTTAAACGTTGACACAATACAAAATTCCAGTAGTTTCAGTTTAAACACGGTGCAAATCGGTAGGCTCGACAAGGGATAACCCCGCTAGGAGCGAACGAACGGCGAGAAGTTCGCTTTTAGTGGGGTACTCATGAAATTTGATTTTGAATTACCTGTCAGTTTCTTCGAAAAAGCCGAAGCGGATAAAGACCGTCGAAGACGAATCGGCGGCATTGTTTCGTGCGAAACCAAAGACAGGCAAGGCGAGACAATCATCCAGCGGTCATTGGATTTTAATGACTTCATTCATCATGGTTGGTTCAACGACAATCATTCAAAAAAGACTGTAGACATCCTTGGGTATCCCGAGCTGACCAGTTACGTGAAAAAGGGAAGTCAAACCCCGGACGGTCGCATAGCGCGGGCGGATGGGCATTGGGTCGAAGGGTATTTACTCGACACCCCCGAAGCGGATCGTGTTTGGGAATTGGGCAAGGCACTGCAAAAGACTGACCGGCGTTTGGGATTCTCTGTTGAGGGGAAGATACTCCGGCGCTCGGAACGAGACAAAAAAGTAATCGCAAAGGCAATGGTCAGGAATGTTGCGATCACGAATTGTCCAGTTAACACAGAAGCACGCATGGAGATTCTGGCGAAAAGCCTTATGGCTGTGGAGCAAGCGGAGCCGGATGATCTCGAGAAAGCTCTCGGTATGGGGGTATCGGACGGAAACAATAGTCCGTCTGGCGTTCAGACCGGCATGGGCGCGGGGCAAGTGCTCGCCAAAGAGAGCCTGGAATGCGATGCGAAAGAGCAGAAGGAAAAGAAGAAAAAGAAAAGGAAGACTAGGAAGTCTTTGACCAAAAGCGAGGCATTTGGATTTTTAAAAGCCCGATTACCAAATGCGACGAAAGAGCAAGTAGGGCGGATACTAACCTTGATTGGCCGATTAAAAAAATCCGGCCAACTAGAAAAGGAGTGAACCGGATGTCTGAGGCAAAAGACGAAATGGTGAAAGCGAAGGTTGCCGAAGAACTCTACGGACTCGAAACGACCTATCGTTTTCCCGAATGGCGCCGCGAGGATCAGTCGTTGCGGCTGCAGTTT